AACTAAAATGATTAAATATAAAGTAAAATATAGAAAACCATATGTAAGTAATGATCTTAAAACTTTGTATGGTACAGAAATTTTTGAGGGGAAATGTTTAGATGATGTTTTCAATCAAATTCTTACGTGGAGAAATAGTAATTCTCCATTTAATATGTTGAGTGATAATTGTATTGAAGAAATTATACAAGAAAGGAGTAAATAACATGAGTACAACAATAACATTAGTAATAAATGAAAGTGAAGAAATGGCTTTAAAAGAAGCTGATCTTCATAAAATTAGTTTATGTGGTCATTCCGAAGCAGGAAAAATTAAAGAACATATAGACGAACCTATTTTACAAACTTTGATTAGTAAAATATGTTGTAAATTAAATGAAAGATGGAAATAATGATGAAATATAAAATAGTAAGAATGAATATTATCATTGAAATAAGGGCTTCAGAATATTTTGCAAAAGAATTACAAGAAGAATTAGATGATAAAGTTCTTCGTAATTGTTTTAAAACTAATGATAGAGAATTAATTAAAGCAAAAATTGAGAAAGCTGATGATTTAAAAAAGGAGAGAATATGAAACCAATACCAAAAATATTAAAGGAACGATTAATTAAAAATCATTTTGACAATCTTAAAAGTGAGCAAAGGGGAGAAAAAAGTTTTAAAGTAGTTTTAAAACTATTTAATCCTACTGGAATTGGAACTTGGTATTTATCTGAACTTGACCCTGTAAGCAATGTTGCTTTTGGT